CGGCTTCGTCAGAACTTAGCTCTGAATTTTCTCGGAGCGCTTGGGCAGTGAAAATTGATAACTGACTCATAGTGTCAGACGGCACTCTTCTATTTGCGTCAGCGTTAATGCGTGATTGCTCTAACAGAGTTTCGTCACGGGCGGAGGCTACGTTTTCCCTAGAAACACGGTCTAAGTTTGCCGCTTCTCTTTGTTGATCTGTAGCAAGCATGCCCTGTGCAATTTGACCACCCTCAGAAATAATACCATCGACCTCAACACGCGTTTTATTCTCTGCCTCAAACTGAGTCATGCCCATTGCCCTATTTTCGGCAATCATCTTCTCTACTTCGGCAAGAGAGATACCCGCAGCAGCGGCGCGTTCCGAGTCAATTAGGTCTTGCTCAGAGGTATAGCCAGAACCAAACCCACCAAGTCCTTTTTCTCCAAGACTTGCAAGTCCAGCGCGGAGAGTACGCTTTTTCATTCGCTCAGGTGAGAATCTTTCTTCTCTTAGCCCTCTAGCTTCTCCCTGTAAGGCTTTACGTTCCGCCAGCAAGCCCTCTACACCTGTTAGTTTCCTGTATCTCTCCCCGGCTGCTACTCCCTCGGCTGTTGCATCTCTACCCAGAGTCGCTATTTGCCTTGCGTTCAAGGCTTTTTCCAGAGGACTTTCTTGTTGCACTGGTGCTGACACTGGTGCTGCTGGCATGATCCCACTAGTTGCGGTTGCTGTTGGCATGACCCCGTTAGTTACTGGAGGATTAGGATCAAATTGTGTTGGGTCCGTCGCTCTCGGCGCTGTACCTCCTCGTGGCATTTCGGTTAAAACATTTTGAAACTGGGGATTAACCTGCGCTTGACTGCTGTTTACAGCGCGTTGTTCAGTCCCTGACAATATACCTCCTAAATCAGAACTACCCACGAAATTGTTTGAAAGGGCACCACTAGAATTTCTTGGAGGGGCACCACTAGCACCGGGAGCATCTTGCATATCCAGAGCAGGTAATCCCGGTGTTTCGTTTCTCTGGGCAGCTCCTACTTCTCTGGAGTTTCGAAGATAAGCCTCCAGTTCTGCATCTTTATCACGGCTACTAGAAAAATTAAGCTCTTCTTCGGCTAGTCTTCTGGCCTCTGATCTTCGGTCAGAGTCGTTTCTTGAACCCCTAAAAGGTAGTTTTTTGTAAATTTCTTGTGTGCGGCTATTAAGGGCTTCTTCCGCTAAAGCTGGTTGGTTAAAATAACTATCGTATTTAGCTTTAGCTTCACGCTCAGCGGCAGCAGCTTTGCCGCGTTCCCTACCTTCTCGAAGGGCTTTGTCTCTAATGGCTTGAATAGCAAGTTGCTCTTCTCGCTCGGCTCTACCTTTCTCGATGTTTCTGTTCATCTCAGGAAACTTTTCGGCTTCCCTAGCTCTAACTCTATCCCAGTAAGTTTGAATTTCCCGTGCACTCTCTGGGTCTTTCTTGCCTTCAAGAGAAGCTATCTTACTACCAAGCGCTTGAATTGCCTCTATAGAATAAGTAGCCGCATCTATGCTTCGTTCGGCAAGCCACGCAGTTGCGTTAGTTAGGGCTTGCGAATTAGCGGTATTTATAGCTTGTGCGGTATTTGCCGAAGGTACTTGACTGCCCACAGGCTCAGTACCATCAAACCCAACTACACCACCTTGTGCAGCTTTCATCATATTACGCGCAGGCATTCCTGATACGCCTTGTTGTGACATAGGTGGGCGTTGACCCTGCATAGGTGGACGTTGACTCTGCATAGGAGCACGCCGTTGCGCCACAGCCATTTGTTGACCTTGCTGCCGTATACCCGGAGATAGCCTTGCTAGAAGCCCTGCAACCCCTTCTTCAGCTTGTTTTTCAACTCTCTCTGCAACGGTAGGAGGTTCAAGGGGAGTCTGGTTCATCGCGGCTTGTCCACCTGCGGACATCAATAGCTCTTTAGCTTTGTCTGCAAACTCCTTTTCGCTTACTAATTGCCTCAAAGACTCAGGGATGTCCGCCTCTACAACGTCCATAGCTGCGGCCATACGCGGGTCATTTGCTGGAGGCATAGGCATACCTTGCTGACCTTGTGGCATACCTTGCTCGGGGCCTTGTGGCGCTGCGCCTTGCATAAGTGATCCTAATCCGTTCATGTTGGTACCCTTTATGGTGTAATGCCAAGGTCAGCGTTTGCATCTGCTGTTGCTTGTGCTGGGGTTTTCCCCTTAGCGATATAGTAGTCGTATAACCCTGAAAACGCGGGGTTAACTGCTTGTGCAGGGCCAATAAAACCTGCGGTACCGGGCGCTGTTCCTCCGCTATTAAGTGGACCAGCAGGAGTAGCCGGTCTTGATAGCTGATCGAGAATACTTAGAGAATCGCTAAAAGCCGCGCCTAAATTCTGTATCCCACTAGGTTGTGAGTAAGAATAGTGCTGCGTTTCTAAGGGCATATCGTTGAGCAAAGACTGGGTAAAGAGTACGTTGCTCTTATCGAAGTCACGCTCCTGTTGAAATTGCGCCCTATCCGCAGCTATACCCTCAGCTTCGATGGCACGTTGTAAGCCACCACCCGTCTGTTGTGCATTTAGGACATCAAACCCATACCTGTTAGCGTCTTGTTGGGCTGCCATCGCACGCCCTTGCTCGGTGTTAAACTGACTTTGCGCTTGCTCAAAAGCGTTTTGGTAGCCTGTACCTGTAATACCCGCCATCCTATCCAGTAGACCTCTGTCTAACTCTGCTCCTGCAACAGCTTGCCGACCTCCACCGAAAGCCCCTGCTTTACCGTATTGGCTTTTCATTGCTTCTTGGGCCATTAGAGATTGACGGTTAGCGGCATCGTACTGAGGTTGAAGCGCACCTTGTAGGTAAGGAGTCATGTACTGCTGCACAGTATTACCAGAAGCCGGAGTATACGCACCCATCTCCCCTGCTACTGCTTGCGCCGCAGTTGGTGCAGCATATCCTGCCCCCGTAAAAGACTGAGGGGTATACGCGCCCATGCTAGTAGGGGCAGACAACCCGCCTAAGCCCGCAAGTGCAGTGTCTTGCAACGAGGATTGCCCTGCTGTAAGTGGGCCTTTGTAGGCTTGATACGGTTGACTAGCTAACGCTTGGCCTCTACCGAGCATCTCGGTTACATAAGGTCCAGCCCAACTGGAAAGTGACGATTCTTCAAAAGTAGCCATTGTCTTTACCTACGCTAAGTATTCGTTAGGGTCGATTTGACGACCTTGATTTGGATTGCCTGTGCGATCTGTACGCACCCTTTCCATCATGTCATAGAGATTGTCAGCTCCGGCCTCAGAATTGCCGTTACCTAAGTGGCTTACTATATCCGCAGGGATTACAAACTCCCCATCACTTAGTGCTGCTGGCTGGGAGTTATCTATTGTAGCGGGAATTTGATCAGCCATCCCATCGGTAGGGCCACCTAAGTAGTACCCGTTTACATTGCCGCCTTGTGCGAATTCTGTTTTGTCAAAATTAGCTTTAACTTGCGCTGCTGTTATACCCGGGAATTGGTCTTGATAATACTCAGCTACTTCAGCAAAGTTAGTTTTGCCCGCCCTAAGAAGTTGTACTACAAGTTCTTCTTCCTCCATCGCAGCTCCCGCCGCTGCGTCAGCAATAGCTGTATCGTCAGCCCCATAGAAGCCATCCCGTATTAACTCTTCAATAACATCAATCTCTGGCAGGTTAAACTGCTCGGCCACATCACCAGCATCCCATTTTCCAGCAGTAATACCTTCCTGTATCCCAACAATTTCTTCTTGAGATCGGATATTTGCGATTGTTCCAAACGTGTCAAGTTCTGCGGCATTGGCAGTGATGGCGGCAGGAACATCAGCACCAGAAGGAGTGCGCAATGTTGTTAACTCGCCGTCTATATAATCAAAAACATAACCAGATGGCCCAGTAAAAGTTCCATCAGTATTTGCCGTGTAATCTGAGTTGCCCGCTATTAGCCTTTGTTCTAAAGAAGGAGTGCCCACTGTTTCTAGCAATCCGTTTTGGTAATCGTAAATATAGTTACCCGGCCCAGTAAAAGTTCCATCAGTATTTGCCGTGTAATCTGAGTTGCCCGCTATTAGCATTTGTTCTAAAGAAGCATTTACGTCGTAGTCCTCCTCCTTTTCAATAACTTTAGTAACAACATCATCAGCGGGAGCATGAAAATCAAGGAAGTCTTTCACCTGTTTGGGCGTTCTACTCAAACCTGTTGCTATTTGGTTTATTGAATACCCGCTTGCAGCAAGAGCCGCTGCATCAGCCGCTGTTAAAGGTTGTCCTGAAGTATACTTAGACAGAAAAGCATTCATAGCGGCAACGGCAGGCCCATCTCTAGCAATAAGTTCTTCACCAGTTAAGGCTTGATCAACAGTAAGCTGCCCATTTACCTCATTAAATATATTCCCTATCGCATCGCTATAAGTTCCATCGCCGTTATCAAAATATTTCCCGGTAGCGATAGAAGCTAGTTCATTTGCGGTTAGTACCCCATCGGAAGCGGTTGCACCTCCAGCAGTAGTAGCTCCACTTGCAACTCGCGCATCAAAGGCATCACCCATCAAGGATTCGTAGATTGCTTGGTTAGCTAAATTTTGTTTATTATCCGCAGCTATCTCTACTGCTGTTTTGCCCATAATAGGCTCGGTAGTATCTGGAGCAAAAGTAGTGTCTGTAAAATACTGACGGCCAGCACTGCCCGGACGACGAGCTGTTACATCTTGAGTAGTAGGGTCGGTATTGGTCTGTGCAAAGGCATTGGGTAGTAATTCACGAGTAGCAGTATAGTTAGGAATTCCTCCCATATACCCGACTGGCCCCTGTTGATTAGTCCCCATAAAGTTACCTATGGTTTCAGAATCATTTGGGTTTAGCGCCGCATAGGCAGTAGAAGCCATACCCGCGTCTTTGCCTACATTTGTCCAAGAAATGGTGCCATCGTCGTCCGTATAGCGATCTTTTAAAGCACCTAGGCCTGCCGTTGCCCCTGCTTTAAGGTTAGGTAAAATATTACTATGGAAACTCATCTTAGTATCCCCGTAACAGACGGTTTATTTCGTCAGTCATATCAGTGTTTTGTATCATACCACCACCGTAATATATCGCACTATCCACAATGTCTTCCTCTTCTACCCTAGAACCCCTTAAGAGGGCCATGTTTTCAGCAAGGGACAGAGCTGGATTGTATAGCGCATTGATTTCTGCAACACCTGCTTTCTTTGTACTAACGGACTCCATGCCACCTTGACCAATTATTTGCTGGGGGGTAGTAGCTTCTGAACCATCACCAAAGCCATCTCCGTCACCGTCGCCATCACCATCACCGTCGCCATCACCATCGCCAGTTCCATCGCCAGTTCCATCGCCAGTTCCATCACCCGGACCAGTTCCATCACCCGGACCAGTTCCATCACCTAATCCAGCCCCTCCTAGTCCGGCACCACCGGGACCACCAGCAGGACCACCAGTAAGTGTCGGACCACCACCACCAGCAGGGCCACCACCAGCAGGACCACCACCAGCAGGGGCACCACCGGGAACACTACCACCAGCAGGGCCACCAGCAGGGCCACCAGTAGGACCACCAGCAGGGCCACCAGCAGGGCCACCAGTAGGACCACCAGTAGGACCACCAGTAGGACCACCAGTAAGTGTCGGACCACCACCAGCAGTACCAGTAGTAGTACTTTGGTTGTTTGTATTACCAATGGTGAAGTCAGTGTTGTTTATAATATCCCCTAGTATGTCCAACGGGTTTTTCTTAGTTCCGGCCTCGCCAAGGGCAATAGCTTTTTCCTTTGCGAGCTTGTCTGCTTCTTCCTTTGCGAGCTTGTCTGCGGCTAGTTCTGCTGGCGTTTTAAGCACCGGTACGGGCTGGCTATTAGGGTCTAAGCCTTTAAATCCCCGGTATTTTTTATATTCGTCTTTTAATGCTTCCTTCATCCACCCTTCTGGCTCTAGCCGCATCATCTCCCAGAGTTGATAACCCTGCACGTCAAAGTTATATAGATCAGGACTAGCCTCGTAGTCGTTAAATATGTCTCTCTGATTGGTTATACCTGTATCGCCCGACGTATCCATAGTACTAGCACCACCAGCAGGACCACCAGTAAGTGTCGGACCACCACCCCCATCAGCAGCAGGAGCACCCCCATCAGCAGCAGGAGCACCCCCATCAGCAGCAGGAGCACCTCCACCAGCAGGTTTACCACCACCACCGCCTCCACCATCATCATCGGGCGTAACTTCATCCACAACACTAATCCGATCTACAAACCGACCAAGAGAATCTCCTTCTAGGCTGTATGGGTTAATAGTGCTTTGGTCTACTCCAATGCCCGCGTTAATAAGAAGTTCAGCAACGGCTGCTTGCACCGCTAACTCTTGCTCCTTCGTGGGATCGGCAGTGCCCCCCATGATCTTTTCCCGTGCGGCCATAGCCCCGGCAAGAATGTCGTTAACCGTGTCTTCGGTAACTTCTGTGGTGCCCATAGCTTGATTAGGGAAGGGGTAGTCACTTCCTAAAAGCGTGCCTTTTGCTGCTAGTGCGTCTTCGGCATTTAAAGTTGTTACTGGAGAACTGGAAGCAGGAATACCCCCAGACGTGATAAGGCTGCCCAACCCGCCCGGTATCAGGGAGTTGCCCCCTAAAGAGTTTATTGCATCTTGAATACTTAATGCGTTCTTAAAGTCGCTATACTTATCGTTGCTAGACTCATCTAAGAAACTTAAATCAAGAAACCCGTCGGTATCAATTTGCATACCCTGCACTAACGTACCAAGGTCGTTTCTACTAATTCCGTCGTTTTTAATAGCGTCGTGAATAGTGTTTATTTGGCTTTTAGAAAGAGATGGAAGTAACCCTGCTTTACCAACTTTTGCTAGTTCAGTTTTAACAAAATCGGACCTATCTTGTTCTTGCTGCATAAGCCCTACTTCAGCACCTTCAAGTTGGCCTGCTGTTTCAGCAGAAGATGGGGAAGTTAAGGCACCGCTATACCACGCGCCTAGATCGTAACCTGTGCCCGTAAACGGGGATATATCCCCACCAACTACCCCTTCCAGTCGTTGAGCAAAAATCTGTTCTATTGTACTAGTGTCATCTGACATACCTATCCCTACGGTGTCGGTAGCGTTTCAGGCACTGCTGAAACAAAAACTACGGTTAATAAGGTGGACGGCACAGCAGGGCGGGGACTTGCAGCCGCCTGATAATCAACCGTTATGTCTAAATCGTCTGTTGCCCACATAAGCTCTACGTATTGCCCCGCTGTTAAGTCCAGCGTAAAACTGTATTCAAAGTTATCTACTCCGCCCGACCCTGCTACGACGTGCAGTCTAGCAGTATTTGCTATGTCTACTCCGCTTCTACGTACCCAGAACGACAGCTCTTTAGAGCTAGCACTACCGCTAGTCAACTCTACTGAGAGTTCAAAGTTGTACACCCCTGAGTAGAGTGGAGTTATTTGTGTCCCCGCTATACTTATAGCTTCGCCTAAATACGTGTTCTCAAACTGTAGCGCATACGCTGTGTTTATAACGCTGGCAGTCTGGTCTACAGTAGAGAAGAACTTAGCGTTAGGGGCCTCTATAAACCGGCCTCCGTACTCCCCAACCACACTGTTTACAGCACTTGATAGCAAGTTAAAAAATAGGCGTAAGATGTTATTAAGTGCATCAAGGTACGGTTTTAACGGACCTCCTGTAGGTATAGGTAGTGCAGGCGATTGAACTTTTTGTACAAGTCTTTGCGCCACTAGCCCCTCCTACCATCAGCTCGCATCTCTAACCGTGGTATACCTAGCTTCCAAGCTACACCTAGCTCAGTAGATTCCATCTTAAACGCCATCTGTCTGCCACGTAATCGCACGAAGACCTGCCCAGTAAACTCCTCAATAGGCACTGTAGCGGTGCGAGTAACTGTTGACGCAGAATTACCACCTACAGATAAGGGGTTGTTGTACCCAGAACCGGAGTTCTGCATAGGAGATAAAGTCATCACCGCAGCAGGATTAGTGACCGTGGACCCTTCAAATGTTACGTCGGGTAACACTCTATTAACGAACATAAATCTATCGCCGTCATCCAAGTCAAACTCAGAGGATAAGAGCGTAGCTGTAATTGCGCTTGCTACTGCCCCTTCTTGACTATCGTAGCCTACTTCATGGTTTACCAAGTTGTTGCTGTAGGTAGCCGCCATAGGATTTTCTCGAAGATCAGAGTCTATCCAAGCACTGCGCGATAACGTGCCGTAGTACCAAATGTCCTGTAAATAGTTGTACACCACATAGCGATCATTCTGCGTTACCCCAGCAGAGCAATAGAACCACCATATCTCATCGAACCGCTCGTTAGTGCCAGCTACTACTTGGGCATATTGAGAAGTATTAAAGTCATTAAATACATAGCTGCGAACCGAACAAGGTAGGGTCTGAACCGTACCGTCGTAGGAGTAGAACTTATCCGTGCCCATCCAATATGCTGTTTTGCCTGAATACACCGCTGCGTTAGTGCTGGCTATAGTGATGTTGTCACCAAGAAGCTGTGCTCCCCATACCTCTGGAGCGCCTAGATACTGCATACCGTACAGGGCCGTGTCACTCCATACCAATATTTCTTGTCGAGCTTGCAGTACAGTAATGATCTCACTACCACGCGAGAGGCGTAAGCTACCGGCTTGATTAGTAGCCAGCGGAGTCCAGTTAGCCACATCTTCTTGGTTAGACCAACGAATCAACATGGGGTCGAGTGCTGTAGCGCCTAGCGGGTTTGAGCCAAAGCAAAAAGCAAACCGGAAAATGTCAGATACAAAGGTTTTATTAACTATAGTAGGCACATTGGACGCACCGCCTAAAGAAGTGACGTACACCGCACGAGTCGTTACCCCGGTGCTTGCGTCCCAATAAAACAACGAACCTCCTCGATAACCGAAGAATAAGTCCTCACCGAAGTTAGCTTGGCTCCAAAGCCGTATAGGGGCAAGCGTAGCGCCGCCAACACCCCAAGTACCTGCACCCCAAGTACCAGCACTCCACCCAGTAAACGGTACGTCAATCGCGCTACCTGTGTTTATCTGGTAAGCCGCAGTAACTGTGCCGCCACCTGTAGCCCCTGAAGACGCTTGACTTGCAGCGGTTATATTGTAGGAGTCGTCGTTTATGAAGTTAATCTGGAACTCACCGTTTAAAGTCAGTCCACCCACTGCTGAAGCACCACTAAACGTAACAAAGTCATCCTGAAGCGCACCGTGTGCAAGGTCAGTTACAAGGACAGTTGTGGAGTTGAGAGTTGTAGTAAACGGGTTGGTCAGCGTTGCTGTGGCTCTAATAGGAGTAATATCGAAGTAAGCGCCACCACGCTCTAGGTAGTACTTGAGGTTAGTACCTACAGAAACAAGATTCTGCTGTTGCAGAGTGACCCAGTTAAGCATAGACCGGCATACGCCTAAGAACGTAGCAGCAGACAGACGTACCCAACCGCCTATCTTCTGGGGCATACCCCGTCTAAAACGCACTTTATCAGTCTCGTACCAGCCACCTTCAGCAGCGTAGCGCGTGTTCTCACGGTCAACTCCGGGGTTAAACTTTAGTTTCTGTAGTGGCATAGCTCAACCTTATTCTGGGTACTCGCCTGTGGCGATCATAGATGCGAGTTCAACAGAGCGGCCCTTTACGGTGCGGCTCCAATCGGAATCTAAAAATTCTTCTGAGGCAGTTGTGTAGTCTGCCTTTTCCATCGCATCTAGTGCCAGTACGAATTTGCGTAGTCGAGTAGCACCGAGGTTAAAGCTGATGTCAATCATAGCATCTTTTCTTGTTTGGTCTAAATCGCTGAACCAAGCGTACTCTGTGCTCAGTTCCTTAATTACACGCTCTATATCCTTTTCCAGCAGGAAATCCACTTCTTCCTCAGAGAGTCCCAGCCCACCGTTTACGTCTACATTCCTGCCAATACCTATTGTCCAGTGTCCGGCAGAGCACTTATAGATAAGGTGACGGCCATTAGTAACGACTTCGCCTTCATGCCGTTTAAGCATTTCGATCAAGTTCTGCATTTACTTCTCCCTGCTAACGCCCTTAGTTTTCTCAAAGGTACGCATAGCGCCAAGGCCCAGCATTCCCATAAGGACAGTGGTCAAAAGCGAAGTGTCTACGACAGGAACTGTAAACCAGATTCCTAAGATTGGAGAGATGATTGTTGAGTACAGCAGCGCAAAGCCACATATCCAACCGATTGCTGGCCTCCATCCTGCCACAAACAGGCTCTTATGGGCCGCTTCGACCTTATTGACCTCGATCTGGGCGGACATCTGCTTATCGGCCATAGTCGCAATCTCGTGCGACAGCTTCTCACGCAGGTCTTTATCCGGGATTACCTTATCCAGAATAGCCGAGACAGGCCCAATCAGGGCGCTTATTGCAGCCAGCATCTTAAATGACGACCCACACAACAGCGCCAAGCACTAGGAGTACGATAATAGCGCCAAGAGTCGAGTGCTTAGTGCCTTGTACTGCACGCCATACGGGGCCACCTATCTTAGCTAATCCGTCTTTAATCATTTCCATTTTGAATTCCTCAGTTAATCGCAAGTACAAAAACCAATCCTGTTAGTCCTACCATCAACATGACCAGTCCGACTATCAATTTTAGTGCAAGATAGAAGTCATCATTCTTTCTGTCTTGAAGTATTTTTTTCCGGTTGAACTCGGCCATACTTAAATCTCTGTCTTTCTGTATGTTTACCGCGTTCCTTTGAACTTTTTGCCATGTTCCTGTCTTCCCTTGGCGTGAGTACTCTTTACCAATGGTTTTCATCATTTCAGCAATGCGGTCTTCCTGATTCTGAATCTGGATTGCTTCTTCCAGAGGACTGCCTGAGTAGGAGTATCCTTTGTTCTTTTTGGACTCGGCAATCTTGTTCTCTACTGCTTCTTTACTGGCAAAGAACCCTGATATTTCAGCACCCATCTGCTCGACTTGCTTTTTCTTCTTCAGGGACGCTTGCACTAAATTAAAAGCGGTATCCAATCCTTTTATAAGTAGAGCAATTTCGCCAATCATAGATCATTGCTTATTGAAGAAATTAAAGTAAGACCCAGCCATAAGTGCCGCAAGGAACAGCGTAGTTAACGCCTGAACGATGGTTCTACCCACGGTACGCTTTGCCGAGCGCCAAGAGTCGAGTAAGCCTCGCAATTCAGAGACATCAGACAGAGCATCATCGTCACTCAGGCCAATGTCTCTTAGGGCTTTTCTAGCACCTAGTTCAGCCGATTGCTCGACCAGTTTTGCCATCTCTTCTTTTGTCACTTAAACCTCTACGGCGCTGTGGGCCAATCTTCTTTTTCAAGGTCAGGAAAATTTTCATGGGCCGTTATGTCACGAAGTGCTTGACGATAAGTAGCCATGTCAGCAGCCATCGTAACGTCAGACATACCTGTCCAATCGGTAAGAGCAATTCGGCTGTCACGGTCAGTACGAACAGAGGCTTCTTGTGCCGCCACTAGACTTGCTGTGTAGGCAGTCTCATGCTCTGCCTTAGTGGTGACAGTCCCGTCTTCTGCTGTGGTGTCCGCGAACTTATCTACAACACTCCACGCTTCGACAGTGTTGCCTTTAGCGTCAGTAGTGACACCGTTACCTACTACTTGCTGTAGGTCTGTGCAGCTAGGCTTAGGAGCTGCGAAGATAGCTGTTAGTTCCAGATCAGTCAGCGTGTCAGCCGTCCATACGCGAGGTAGAGACATATGCTTGTTGGCAGAGCGCCAGCCGCCTTGTGATTTAACTTCGCCCGTTGAGAGCTTGATGTAATTT